GATGATTACATCAAGCGCCTTGTGTCGGTTGACGTTGTAGGTGAGGACGCTGCAAACCCTACGGACGAGGCAGTTACCTCCGAACCATCTGCGAGTTAGCAGTTGAGACGGGTTTCTGGCCTCACCAAATCCCATTCGATACACAAGAGCTGCACACCATGTTGGATGTGCTGAAGCAGAGAGCAAAGGAGAGTAAACGTGGCCGCTGAATTTGGCATGGAAGTCGTTGGTCTCAAAGAGGCTCTTAAAGAATTGAATGACATTGACAAGAAGCTTCGCAGGCAGGTCACCAAGGACTTCAAGGAAATTGTGCAGCCTGTAATCCAGGAGGCGTATGGCCGTATGCCTGTTGACCCTCCGTTGTCGGGTATGAAGTATTCGTGGAAGGGCAAGTCAGGCAAGGAAATTATGCACTGGCAGTCGATGATGGTACGCAAGAATCTCAAAGCGTTTACATCAGGTAAGAAGATCCGCGACACGGGTCTAGGGTTCAAACAGAATGTGGGCGTGTTCGGTATTCGTTGGGGTGGCACTCAGGCCACCATTTTTGACATGGCTCGCAAGGGTGACTTGTCGCAACAGTTGACCCGTAGGTTTGGTGAGCCTTCTCGAGTGCTTTACCGTGCCTACGAAGTCAAACAAGCCGAAGTTGAGGGCGAGTTGAAAGCCTTAGTTTCAAGAGTGATGCGTTCCGTTGGACGCGGTGGGAATATATAACCATGTCTGTCGTACTTAACATTTTTAGCCAATTTGATTCCTCAGGTGTAGAGAAGGCTAAGAAGGAGTTTGCACAGCTTGACGGTGCAGCTGCTAAAACCAAGTTTGCTTTCAAGAAGGCTTTGATTCCTGCTACGGCTGCGGTTGGTGCTTTGGGCGCTGCATTGTTTGACGCTGGCAAGGGCGCTATTGAGGACGCTGCAGCACAGGAACTTCTCACCAAGGCGCTAAAGAACAACACCTCTGCCACCGATGCACAGATTGCAGCCAATGAGGATTGGATTAGCACACAGGGCAAGTTGCTCGGTGTCACCGATGATGATCTGCGTCCAGCGCTGGCAAAACTTGCAAGACAGACCGGCTCACTTGAGAAGGCGCAACAGGGCGCTTCCCTTGCCATGGACATAGCCGCAGCGACAGGTAAGCCGCTCTCCGCGGTCACGGATGCGTTAGCGCGTGGGTACGCAGGTAACACTAAAGCGCTGGCAAAGTTAGATCCGAAACTCAAAGATTTAATTACTGATGGTCTTGACGCTGAGGGCGCTATGTCTGTCCTTGCAGACACGTTTGGCGGTTCAGCAACTACTAAAGCAGGGACGGCTGAGGGACAGTTTCAACGTCTTTCGGTCTCGCTCGCTGAGACGAAAGAAACTATTGGTGCAGCTCTTTTGCCGATTGTTGAGAAGGTGCTCCCGTACCTGGCCAAGTTGGGTGATTGGGCTGCAAACAACACTGGAGCCTTCCTGACGATTGCCGGTGTCATCGGCGGTATCGCAGCTGCTGTGCTTATCGTAAACGGAGCAATTGCTGCGTGGACTGCCATCACCACTGCAGCCACCGCTGTGCAGGCAGCCTTTAACGCGGTCTTAGCGCTCAACCCAATCACGCTCATTGTCATCGGTATCGGTCTTCTCATTGCTGCTCTTGCCGCTGCCTATTTCAAGTTTGAGGGCTTCCGCAACATTGTCGACTCTGTCTTCAAGTTCATCGGCAAAGCCGTCTCAGGATCAATAGACCTAATTAAGAGCTACTTCACGGGTGTACTTGGTTTCTACAAGGCAATGTTTAACGGCATTGCTTCGCTGTGGAATAACACTTTCGGCAAGTTGTCTTTTAAGATTCCGTCCTTTGTGCCGGGCATTGGTGGCAAAGGCTTCGATGTCCCGAACATTCCGATGCTCGCTGAGGGTGGCATTGTAAACAAGGCAACCCTTGCCGTAATTGGCGAGGCTGGCCCTGAGGCTGTTGTGCCTTTGTCCCGTGCTGGCGAGTTCGGCATGGGTGGCGCTAACAACGTCACCATCAATGTCAACGGCGGAGACCCGAACGCTGTGGTAGCAGCTCTACGTACCTACATGCGTCAAAACGGATCTGTACCTATCCGAGTGAGCAACATTTTCTAATGGCTCTCCAGTCCTACACCGTTGCCTACTCAACTAATGGCTCGACCTGGACTGGCTTAACCAATGTTCAAAACATCACAATCAAAATTGGTAAGAGCGCACAACTTGACGCGGTAAACGCTTCTATCGCTTCTTTTGAAATGCGCTATCCCACGGGCTACGCCTCGCCTATCACCCAGTTAGTTGCCGGGTCATACATCAGAATTTCAAACACCACAGGTACTGCAAACCCTATTTGGTACGGAGAAATTACTGATGTAAACGCAACTTACGGCATCCCGTATGCGGGTGGCGTAGGCCCTGCTGACTTTCTCAGTGTTTCTTGTGAGGGTGCTTTTGCTGCTGTGGGCCGTATGCAGGGCAACGGCTACTCAATGGCTGCTTCAAGCATTGTTGACCAGTTTCAAAACGCAAACATTCAGACGGGTTTGAACTTTGGTTATTTGCCTTTGTCGTCTAGTACCCGTCTTGCTGCTACGACTGTGAACAGCACTTGGGGCGACTGGGTGAACCGTGTGTGTCAAAGCACGAACAGCCGTTTGTGGGATGGCATTGCTTTCAACGGTTCGACTGTTATCTCACCGTTTTTTAACTCGGTTAGCACAGTTAACTTTTCGGATGTCGCCAATGACGCTACAAATCAGGTTTACAACCAGATCAACTTTGACAGCCTCGCAGACAACTTTTACACGCAGGTCACGGTCACCCCTGAAACGGCTGGCGCTGCCACGGTGACACAGGTGGGGGCTTCGGCACCGTTCCGCACGTATCAGACAAACACATTGAACGAAACCACAGCTCAGGCAACTGACTACGGGAATTATTTGTTGTCGAATTACGGTACGGCGCGTTTTGCTATTAGTTCGGTGACTTGTTCGGGTGATGCTCAGGCTTCGTTCCAGTTGGACAAGATGGGTGTTAACGGCGAGTTTGGCAAGACTGTGGGTCGTCAGGTTTCTGTGGCGTTTCGTGGCACCACTTATCAGTGCATTGTGGAGGGTGTGACTATGTCGGCTTCGCCTGCTAGTTCTTCGTTTACTTTCCACTTGTCCGGTGCTGATTTGAACGCTTATCTCATTTTGAACAATGCCGTTTTCGGCAGGCTCGATTTCAACAAGTTAGGTTATTAGTTATGAGTTTTCCATCTTTTGCTACTGGCGAGGTTTTGACCGCTGCGGATATGAACGCTGTCGGCTTGTGGCTTGTCAAGACGCAGACCATTGGTAGCGGTGTTTCTTCGCAGGCGGTCACAGACGCTTTTAGTGGCGATTATGAGGCGTACTTAATTCAAGTAAGCGGCGGTGTATCAAGCGCCACCACAACACTCGGTTTACGGCTTGGCTCAAAAGTAACCAACTACCGCTATCAATTTATGTACGGTTCATGGACAAACACCCCCCTAGCAGTTGGAAGCGTTGCTGGCGACCGTTTTGAGTTTGCTGGTAGTTGTGACGCAAACGGACTAACAATGAGTTGCACCGTGATTAACCCTCAACTGGCAAAAGCAACGCGTGTCATTGGTGATTCAACTCAAAGCGGCAACTACTCGGGCAATATGACTGGATATGACGCTGACATCACGCAGTACACAGGATTCACAATTCTGCCCGGTTCGGGCACTCTCACAGGCGGAACTATCCGCGTTTACGGATACCGAAAGTAGGACACCATGACACGACCATTAATCGGCATAGACGACGAAGTACGAGAAATGACAGACGAGGAGTTTGCCCAGTATGAAGCGGATATCGCTAACGCTGTTGTTGTGCCTAGCGCTGAGTAGTTGCGCTGACCGCATCCGCGAAAACTGCGAAACCACCAAAGCCACCGGCACATTCGAAAGGCGATGCCAATGAAACCCGAAAAAAGACTCACCAACGAAGAAATCAAAGCCCGACTAATCCTCATCGTAGGCGTAGCACTCTCGTTCTCATTCGTGGCCGCCATCGTCTCGCTGATCTACGGCTTGCTGTTTGTAGTACAACCCCTCGAGCAGGCACCCAATGACGCAGAAGCATGGGCTGTGTTGTCCCCAATGCTGATGACCCTCGCAGGCGGTCTCATCGGTCTGCTCGCTGGTAACGGTCTAAAGGACAAGCCCAAAGACCCACCAACCACACCTCCAGTGCCATGATTAGCGCAACCGTCACAATCGCCACCACACCAACCCTGCTCGTAGCAGCTGCAACAGGCACACGCACGATCTACCTGCACGTCATAGGCAACACCATCGTCTATTTAGGCGGTGCAACCGTCACCACCGCTGCAGGTACAGCCGTAGAAAAACACACAAGCCCCATTGCTATCACCCTTCGAGATGGCGACAGCCTGTACGGCATTGTCGAATCGGGCACCGCCGATGTAAGAGTTATGAGGGACAACTAATGCCTAGGAAATACCCGTTCTACCCAGCGTGGGATGGCAAAGCCACAGACCCCGTCACCAAGAAGTTCTACGACCTCTGCAAACGCCGTTGGGCTTTCACC